TGATAATCAAAACAATATAGAAATTATAGATAAAAAACCTGATTCAAATCGGTCTTTTAGCAATAACAATAATGCAGATATTCGTGATTTTCAAAGTGAAAATATGATTCATAAGTTAAAAAAAATTAAAAAAAAGAAAATGAAGAATAACTACAAGAAAGTCAAAGAACTTGATATTTTAACAAATGACATTCCTCTACCAACCGATAATGATAATACTATAAATGATAAACCATCCACAGCTACATTTCAATATATAAAGAATATTATATTCAATAAAAATAAACCGATTATTGAAAAATTTGAAGAACATGAGTATGAGGGAATTGAAAAACAAATAAATACAAAAGTTCGGCAATCAGTAAACAAAAATCGCGAAGATGGTAATATTATTTCTCGTATATATAATTATATCAACTCCTATAATACGTATTTGGCAGAACTTCTTGTTGGTGAAAATGACACTTATAATAAAAAGTCAGAAGCAAGAGAGAAGGATATTAAGTTAGTACGAAATTCTATTGTATGGTTAGAATGTGCATTTATTAGTTCTATTATGGTTTATAATTGGTACTTTGCTATTTATTTCGCTAAAGATAAAGGTATTCATATACCCTCGTTTTCTGCAGACTCACTCATTGAATGGGGTACAAATCCAGAAACGACAGAAGAAAACGCATTTATTACCATTTTTTTATGGTTTTTTGAGTTTGCTTTATGGTTCCCTGAAAAGTTAAACTGGTTATTAGTAGATATTTTACCCAAAACATCCGGAATACTTAACGGTACTTGTAATTTCTTATTTTTATATTTTGTTTGTTTATATTGTACCAAATATTTTGCAATATCATTTAAAAATTTCTTTGATGAAATATTCAACATGGTTAGCTTACAAAAATTTCCAACACACCCTATACTTTGGAGTATGTTATTGATTATAATCGGTTTATTTATATGTTCTCTAATGAAAAAAACGATAGCAGCTGACCAATTGCAAAGGTTCGCTGAATCAATGTCGGGAGGTATACTTTACATGGTGCTGAAGGGTATTTACCACTTTATACATCTTATAATAATATTGATTTTTTGTATTCCTGCAGGGGCTATTGGGTCTGGACTATATTTAATATATATGTCTTTCTTTTCACGGGTAACTTGGGGTAACTGGAAGGTTAATGATGTTCTTTTCGGTATGACATCTATAACTGATATTGATAACCATGTTCGTTCTTCTAAAGCTGGATTTGAAGAAACTGATTTATGTAACTCTGACACTTTATTTACATTCTTATACTCAGTTTTATCTATTATTTTTAACTTTTTAGATTATTTTAAAGAACATTTACTCAAAATTATTTACACCATTATGTTGGCGATTATAACTATTTCCATTTCTATCAATATGTCTTCTGTTGCTCCTAATAAATTACCTTTGAATTTCTTCGCTGCTATTACAAGTATCGCTTGTATAGTCATGGTTATCACAAGTGTTATTAGATATTATGAGTTGAATAAACCAGCAAATAATGACAGTCTTTAGATGATACAAAATCACCCTCATAATCAATGATATTTTTTATAATTACTTTGTTATACACCTTTTCTCATTTAAAACGCCCATTTCTATTTTTATTTTTAGTCGGTGTAATTCATAATATATTTTAGCGATTTAAGTGAGAAAAAGGGAGGCAAAAGAAAATCTAAATCCAGAAAATCTAAATCCAGAAAATCAAATCGCAGAAAATCTACCCGTCGTCGTCGTCGTTAATTCAAGTCGTTCATAAATTTCCTGAATATTTAGGATATTTAGGATATTTATTATTTTAGGATATTTATTATTTTAAATATAATATCACCTTTTATATTATATATATTATAACATGGAGACGGAGTTGACTCAATTATTACATGGATACGGTAATGACGAAATGATTATATTGGAGTTGACTCAATTATTACATGGATACGGTGATACCGGGATGATTGATTATACAGTTGACAGATGGATAAAATCAGGCGCGAAATGGTCTGTTTTTTACAAAAATTATCCATTCGGACAAGGGATACCACCTATGAACGTTAAGCATATATTAGAAAATCATGAAATATTAAGACAAGAAAGATTAATACAAGAAAGACAGGAAAGATTGCAAGAAGCCAGGTCTGTTGCGAGGGTTATGGAGCATATGCGAACGCATGGCGGCCCTATTGATCCTAATAATCCGGAGCTTGGTAATAAACCAAGCCGGGTTAAGAGGCAAATAGACCATAACTTGTCACAGTTTATTGCAAGAAATTATCTTTTGAATGATGGGGATGTTCCTCCACATCCACCTCCACCTCCTGCTGCTGGCGGCAAACGTAAATCTCGTCGCACCCGAAAGAGCAAGAAGTCCAGAAAAGGCAAGACACAAAAGAAGCGCAGACAATCAACCCGTCGTCGTCGTTAATTCAAGTCGTTCATAAATGTCCTGAATATTTAGGATATTTATTTTTCATTTTCTCATTTGAAATAGACGGTTTAAATGAGAAAATGATTTTAAAAAGACCAGGTTCTCTATCTTCACAAATAAACATTGTAAAACTGTCTATTTATTATAAACACATTTGTTTGTAACAAAGTAATTACGTATATATAAATATAAATATATACACTTACACCTTATATATGACAAAACATAAGAATAAAACCGCGTATAACAAAAAATACCCGTTTGTTTCAATATGTACACCCACATTCAATCGGCGGCCTTTTATAAAAACAATGTTTGAATGTTTTAATAATCAAGATTATCCCAAAAATCGTATGGAATGGATTATCGTGGATGATGGAACAGACAAAATTAAGGACTTAATTGAAACTTCCAATATTCCGCAAATTCGGTACTTTGAACTTGACAAAAAATTAACATTGGGGGCAAAACGAAACTATATGCATAAACATGTTAAGGGGTCTATTATTGTTTATATGGACGATGATGATTATTATCCACCAGAACGTGTATCTCATTCCGTTGAAATGTTACTCAAAGATGACAAAGTTATGTGTGGTGGAACCAGTGAAATTTATTTATATTTCAAAACCATGAAGAAAATGATTCAAGCTGGTCCATATGGACCAAATCATGCTACTGCGGGTACATTTGCATTTAAAACCAAATTATTAGAAGATACCAAATATAATGATACTGCTGCGTTGGCTGAAGAACGTGAATTTCTTAAAGGATATACCGTACCATTTGTTCAATTTGACCCATTAAAAACAATTTTAGTGTTTTCACATGAACACAATACGTTTGACAAACGCGAAATGTTTAAAACATCCCATCCTGATTATTTTAAGGAGTCGCCCAAAACAGTTGACATGTTTATTCGGCAAGACAGTGAATCCCCGATTAAAAAATTCTTTTTAGAAGATATTGATGAATTATTAGATAATTATAAACCTGGATTACCTAACATGAAACCCGATGTACTAACCCAGATTGAAAAAATAAAGAAGGAACGTGCGGAAGCTATTGAAAAACACCAACTACAACAACAAAATGGTCCTATTATGTTACAACAAGGTGACGGAAAGCCACCTATAGAATTAAATCATCAACAAGTTGTCCAATTTATAAAACAACTACAACAGACGAATGAACAGTTAGTAAAACAGAACGCTCAAATCCAAAACGCGTATAATCATTTACAAAATGTGGTTATAACAATGGAAAACACCATTATTGAAACAAAAAAATTAATACCACAATAGCCTTATTGTTTTTATATATTACATAATATTATGTAATATGTAATATCTATTCCAAGTCCAATTCGTCATCTTGCAATGCTAATGTATCCTTCTTTACGGTACGGTCTAAATATCTATATATACGTTTTATATCTAATTTGGATAAACCATATGGTTCAAATATTTGTTCTATCTCATTTACATGTTCCATATTTGTAAGCAAATTATCTCCATAATACAGTCGTAATTCTTGAAATAATGATATTATATCCTTTTTATCCAAATTCAAACGCTGGGTTAAGTTATAAATAAACAATATGTTATTATATTCTGTTGAATATTTTGTTAATACTTTTGTAAATCTTATCTCTGGTAACTTTTTTATGCTATTATCCGTAATCGTATCATGATATATTTTATTATTATAAAATGTTTTTATTAGCGAACTCATTTCATTAAACTGCCATATTTGTTTTTGAAAAGTAATGCGGTCTATGTAATCTGCTATACAGATATGTGTTAATATTTTGTAATACAAAGGAAACGTTATTTTCATATCTATTTTTGATAATACATCTACCAAATTCTCATGCCATAACAATGCTACGATTGTTCTATCTGTCTCATTCATAAAATGCTCATGTTCTTTAAATGTTACATTTTTCATAATTAAGGATTGGGTTATCTTCTTTGAATCTTCATCATATAATTTTGTACGAAATAATTGCATTAATCTACCATTTTTTAAAATATCGGGTTGTTTTATTACTGACTCACATACAAACCGTAATTTTCTCAAATCACCTTGTATATACATAAGAACCTCATTTATATCATTGCCTACCATATCGGTATAATCCGGAATTACACGAGTTAATATTGTATTTACTTGATTATGTGTCGGCGTTTTGATTTCAAACACATTACATACTTTCATTAATTCCTTTATTTTCTTATCTATGTAATAATTTCCTATACAAATGATTGGATGAGAACATGTATTCTCCAACCTTTGTTTTTTTGTTTTTTTCTGCCGAATTAGTTTTATTAATGCAGTTATACCACCTTTATCTCCATTATTCATTCCGTCGATTTCATCCATTACTATCGCGATTTTACGAACCTTCTTTGTAAACATATCTAATACATTTCGGTTTGATATATTATTACTCGTTATCGTATCTATTGATGATTTATTTCGAACATCACCAGCGTCATATTTTACCATATCATAATCCAACCCTTTTAGCAATCTATTAATAAATTCGGTTTTTCCACAACCTGGAGTACCATATATGTATATACCTTTCTTATAATTTATATTTTTTATACGGTCGTCAAAATGTATCAAATGTTCTCTTATTTCATGTGAAATGTCTTGCCTATTAAAAATTACATTCGTATCAATGTATTCCATTTGTATTATTATATATATGGTATACTCATTTAACTTGATTCAAACGAATAATATTATGTATCATAAAATTATTCAAACTAATTTATTAACGCGAAAAATTACTGAAATCCGCGGTTCTGGGAATATATTCACTATGGGGTTTTGATGGCAACTGTCCGTAGTAAGAATAAGGGTCAGTCGCGCCTGTATTTCCAGTTATTTGACCACCTTGACCTTGTTGACCACCTTGACCTTGTTGACCTATTACATTACTGGTTGTACCTGCACTTCGTTGACCATCGGGTACCACTTGACCTGCTGCATTTACTGTACTACCCAATACATTACCGACTGCACCGATTGCACCACTCGCTACATTACCGACTGCACCCAATACACCACTTACTGCACCACTTGTTGCATCTACTGCACCCGTCGCTACATTACCTACTGCACCTACCCCCCCTGTCACTACATCACCTACTGCACCTACGGTTCCAGTTGCCACATCACCTACTGCACCCACTGCACCAGTTGCCACATCACCAGCTGCACCCACTGCACCAGTTGCCACATCACCCACTGCACCTACTGCACCAGTTGCCACATTACCTACTGCACCGACTGCATTTTTAATTGGGGCTTTCTCTGTATCGTCATTTACTACACTTTTTCCACTTGCATCTTGCGTTCCAGCCCCTCCACAACCACCACATTTTCCACATGCACCAGAACCATAATTACATGATGGACAGGCTGGGCATACTGGTGGTACTATTTGAGTTTTTAACATATACCTATCTAATACATCACTATCTACTCCACCTCCAGTACCATTAAATATACTATCATAATAATCATATTTTGATTCTCTGGTACTATCTGTCTCTTCACTATCCGTATCCGTGTCTCCACCCGCATCTGGTTCTGCGGTATCCTCACCATTTTCGGTGAATCTTTTTACATTACGTAAACTCATTTCACCATCACTATTTTGATTCACCAATGCTATCAATGTTTTCTTTGCATTTTCAATATACAATATCATATTTTGACCACACATATCATGGAAAATACGAGGAACAAAACTTGTATTTGCTACACTATCATCATCTCCATGGGTATTATCACCAGTTAAATTTGGACTGGATAATGTTTCGGTGTTCCCACCTCTCTTGTATATCTTGATTTCTTTACCGGTGCCTTCGCCAGTACATACTAATAGACTTGCATTACTAATATCATATTTCACATACTCACTTATTTGATATACGTTACGGGTTGTATTATACATTGGTTCTTTCACCATTTTATTGTTATTTGCATCATTATCTACATAGGAACTTTCTATATTATACGTTCTTTCCGCGATTTGTTTCGCTGTTGCATCATCTGTATGACTTGCATCGGCAGGGTCTGCTACATAATGATTATATGGATATTCTGTATGAGATGTTGCATATGTAAGTGCAGCAGTAACCATATTCTTTGGTTTTCCTCCACTTGATACTGGGTCGGTTGTTGCTGCTGAGCCTGGAGATGTTTCCATAACATGAAGGTAAGTGTTTGTTTGCCATGGTAGTACTATTACATTATAACTGTTTCCAGCGTTTGTACCAATTGTATTATATATAGCAGATTTCATTGAATTTGGCATAGTTGTTTCTGGTGCAGGAGATATAATTGTATTAGCATCTTCTATGTCATATGTAGATGTAGATGTGCTACCGCGTGTAAGAATATGTAATTTTTGTATCTCATCACTATTTGTGTTTGCATTATTTGTTCCAGCTACTGCAGGTACCAGTGCTGTACCAGTTGCCGTATCTGCTGGTACTGCTACTGTACCTGGGGTTGATATGTAATTTGAGGATACATCTAATTCAACCAGACTACCATTTGTATTATCAAAATAGATAGTATCATAAATTTTATTCAATTCATTCTTATTTGAATAATTGACTATCTTCTGTGAAGAACCTCTACTTGAACTATAATTATATGCAGCCATACCTTCACTGTATGATTGATAACATCTACATATTAATACTGTACTTACTAAAAGTATTAACAAAATTAGAAAAATAGTTAATGATGAAAACTTCATTATTATAAATATACAATATGTCGCGAAAATATATATAACACTATTATGCAATAAAAAATTGATATAATTAGTTTTCAACCGTTATTTTTACTTTATACATATGAGTAAACCTAAGAAAGAAACAGTTTTACTAACACGTTTTTATAATGATGCAGTTCCATTTGAATTGTCTATAGATGAGGCGGGGCGGGGGTGTTTATTTGGAAGAGTTTATATAGCATGCGTAGTTTTACCTAAAGAACCATCACTTTTTGATGGGACTAATATTAAAGATAGTAAAAAGTTCTCTTCCAAAAAAAAATTAAATGAAACTGCTGAATATATCAAACAGAATGCTCTTGCTTGGCATGTTACATATGAAGAACCAAAACTCGTTGACGACATTAATATTTTACAGGCTGTCATGCATGGTATGCATAATTGCATTCGGGAAACAATTCAAAAATTAAATACAATGCACGGAGGTGAATCACATTCTATTGAAAATTTTATGGCGGTTATTGATGGCAATTATTTTACTCCATTTCGTTCATACAATGAAGAACAACAATGTATAGTGGAACTTCCACATGTAACTGTTGAAAAAGGGGATGGGAAATACATGGCTATTGCTGCTGCGAGTATTTTAGCAAAAACAGCAAGAGATAATTATGTTTTGGAACTATGTGAAAAATATCCGTTTTTAGATGAACAATATGGATTTTGTAAAAATATGGGTTATGGGACTAAACTTCATTTGGATGGTATTCGTGAACATGGTATTACAAGATTTCACCGACGTACATTTGGTCTTTGTAAAACTGCACCATTAAATCCACTTGATGTTTCATGCAATGAAAATCCAGATTCTATTGAGAATGAGATACCATCATCTCATCTATAATATCTTTTCCAATTACTAAATATTTTGTTGTATTATCATTCGTACTATATCCTATGAGAAATTGGTCATCCTTTTTTTGATACGCAAATCCTAATGAATATTCTACCATCTCTCTTTCAAATGTAAATAGTTGACTATATTTTATTAATTCATATGTTTCAGCGTGAATAACTACAAATATATGATAATAATGTCTACGTGCTTCATAATTCACTACATGACATAGAAACCATATATGACCACCTATGTGAACACCATGACTTGACCCACGTATTTGTTTAAATAACCGAGGTGTTTGTATTTCATGAATCACATGTATTTCATCATTTTCTTTTCTACAAATTGTTAAAGGATTCCAATTATACACAAATCTATGTTCATCGTTACTGGTATCAAACATTGTCCAATTCTTCTCGGTTAATGCTCTCTTTGAATATCTCAGTATTTTGGATTCAATCACCTTATTATTAATACTATCATAAATACCATGTTCTACGCTTTGTATCATGTCCGGGGTTACCCGATTTGCAGTATACTCAACAATATTATTATTAACAAATATTTTCACATCTTCCATTCCAATATACATATTATCATGTTCTTTATTATAATCCATTATATACTCAGTTGCTTTATACCATCCATTTTCTTTCATTTTCAATATAGCAAAAATATTTATGGTTATTATATTTTCCTGGTTTATATATTTGCCTTGTTCATTTATTGTATAGTTTACATACCGTTTACATACATATATTTCGGTCGGGTCTTTCATATAAATAGAGGGTGTACTTGAATGCATATCTTGGTGGTGTTTCATTAATTCATTTCCTATATTATTTAATTCAGCCAACAAACCTCTATTTATCTCATTCAAATCATCATAAGATATATCATGTTTCGTCAGCGTTGGACAATAATGTTTATAATTCAACATTATATTATTATAAATGGCTGTATTCACATTTCGCTTATTTAGTAAACTCATGCACATATTTATCATTGCATGTTTATTCATATTAGTATAATATCCAAGAATGAATATTTCATAGTCTAATTTATGTTCATATATATCATTTTCCAAAAATAGATGATTTAGTGGAGGATTATTCAACCGTACTTTATCAGCAACCTCGTAAAATATTAATGCTAATGCATAATGATTGGTGCGACGATAATAATTCACTATCTTATATAAATTTTCTATACGTGTTGGCATTATTTGATACGCCTCTAACCAATAAAATATTGCTTGTTCCGGCTGATTTAACTTCATATAACAATTCCCGATTGAATAATAAGAATGCCAGGTCTCTTGTAACCACCCACCAACTTGAATACGTTTTGTATATATTTCAATTGCTTTTTCAGTTTCATTGGAATCACGATAACTATTCGCCAAATAGAATAAATATCGCGGGTTATTTGGGTTCATTTCCAATCCCTTTATCAATAATTCTATGTCCCTTTTGAATTTGTTTTCTTTGCTCCCTCCATCACCTACATCTGTTATAAATAATACATCTTTTGATATATTTTCTATTACTGCAGTATCCGGTAACTCTATATATTCGTGCGTGACACCCCAGTAATGATAACTTGGGTCATTTCTAATAATTCGTATATTTTCATTGAAAAAATCTGGGCATCCTTGTACTACATAATAAGCATCATTTATTAACATCCGTTTAAATTGCTCTATATTCGTTGTCTTTATTTCTAATTTCATATCTGCATCCATTAATAATATATAATCTGCATTTTGCATATTAGTACAACCCATTAATGCATAGGACCGGTTATATCCAAAATCACGAAACGACTCTTCTATTATTTTTCCTGGAATATTTTTTGATTCACAATATTCTTGAATTAATGTAATTGTGTTATCGGTACTACCCGTATCACATATACAATAGCTATCTATTAATGGTGTTACTGACTCTAATAAACGTATGATTATCGCACTCTCGTTTTTCACTATCATATTCAAACAGATTTTAGGAACATCCATGATTATACTATAGTTTGATTAATATTTATATATATTTTGTATCAACTTTTTTTCACATGATATATTAATTATTATGTCTTTCACAAGATTCCACGATGACCCAAGTAGAATTAAAAAACAAATTGATGAAAGCAGTTTTACTGGAAGATATATGTTAAATACACCAGGCCCTGGTATGGACTTACCGTTCAATGAAGACCCCCATATTCGTTTACAAAAATGGGGTGCTAATTTACAAACAAACACTGTTAATTTAGAGAGTGATTTGCGCGGTCTTAGTCGCAAACAAAATCGTGATAATATTACATTAAATCAACATTCCAAATCTCAACCATCCTCTTCCAAACCGAATTATCGTACAGAACAACCATTTGTGGAAGAAACTCGCGCAAGTCATCCCGCCTGGATGTATAAAGATTTAGAACAAACACGATGGGAAGAACCATTATTAAATCCATTGAATGGTTTAGATAAACATTTTGATGAGAATATACAAACACGTATTATTGAAAAAGATAATTTTACACCCAAAATTCCCATGGTTGGACAACAACATTACTATTTAACTGGACATTCTTTGTGCATTGGAGGAAAAGAACAAGAATGCCCAGGTACATTATATAAATAAGATCATTGTTTGTTTTTAATAAATATTATATAAGATTAATATAATTATATAATATATTATAATGGAATTAGCTATACCTGGTGTTGCTCTTGGATTAATGTATATAATGAATGGACAATCAAATCGCGGCAATGACGATGAAGAACCATTTACTTCTCGCAATGAGTTACCTAATACTAATATTCCTAACAGAAATTTTCCCGAAGAATACCCGATTAGAACGCAAACACTTGACCAAACCTCTGCACTTTCTACAGTAAATCAACTTGATAATGGTGGAAGTGTTTATACCGATAAGTATTTTGATGCTAATATGGCATCTAAGAAATCAACAAATGACAATGAAACTGCCTCTTATTATTCTTTAACTGGGGAAAAAGTGGCGGGTTCTCATTTTGAACACAATAATATGGTTCCTTTTTTTGGTGCAAAAATGACTACCTCTGATGCAAATGATAAATCGTATGAAGGTATTTTAGATAGTTATTCTGGGGCTGGTTCTCAAACGATTTCCAAAAAAGAACAAGCACCTATGTTTTCACCTAACGAAAACCAAGACTGGGCACATGGAGCTCCCAATATGAATGATTTTTATCAATCTCGGGTTAATAACAGTATGCGTATGGCAAATACAAAGCCATTTGAAGAAGAACGGGTTGCCCCTGGATTAGGTTTAGGTTATACCAATGAAGGCGCGCATGGGTTTAACTCTGGAATGATGATGCGTGAAACATGGCAACCTAAAGACGTTGACAATTTACGTGTTGATACGAAACCAAAATCATCGGGACACGTATTACTTGGTCACGAAGGCCCTGCATACAGTAATATCCAACAAATTGGTACTGCCGAACAAATGGGTGTTATGGAAAAAAATAGACCAGAAACCGCGTTTGAAATGGGACAAGACCGATTATTTACTACTACCGGTGCATCTAAGGGAGAAACATTACATGCTATTCCTATTGACCGATATGTATCGCGTCCAGAAACTACCACATCTTATTCTGGTGCAGCTGGATCACAAAATCCTGCTACCTACGCACCTGGTGAATATATGCCTTCTCATAATATTGAGTTAGGAGCTCTACCCATCGCTGGAGCGAATGCAAATGGTCGCAATCCTGCGACTGAGTCTGATTATGGTATTAAATCAAAAAAGGCATATCCCAACAATCGTACGTCTAACAACCAAGACAGTTACTTTGGCGCTATCAGTGGTAGTCTTGGTGCAGCAGTTGCCCCATTATTAGATGTTTTACGTCCATCACGCAAAGAAAATGTTGTTGGTAATCTTCGCCCATATCAAAACCCTGGAACACGTGTACCTAACTCATATATTTTTAATCCCGCTGACCGCACAAGTACTACTATTCGCGAAACTACCGAGAATTCTAAAAATCATTTGAATGTTAATGCAAATCAATCTGGAGGTGCATATAAAGTTACTCAACAACAAGCTTATGATACCAAAAGACAAGATACTACCGTACAATATACTGGTAATGCTGGTGCTGGAGATGGTACAAGACAAATGACCTCCTATGAAGCTGGTTATAATCAACGCAATAATGATATTAAATCCAGCACCATTGATGGCTACATGGTTAAAGGTAATATGAACATTATGAATGGTAACATTAATATGCGCGAAAAACACCGAGATGAATCCTTAAAAAATACACGTTCCATATCTGGGAATATGCCATATAGATCTCCCGATGTTTCTAATATGGGTCGTCTTGCTGGTACCGATAACACATTGAAATCTACTATTAATATGGAAAGAAACACACCTGACATTATGTCCACATTGAAACAGAACCCATATGTGGTTGATTATAAGACAGCATTATAATTTGTTTGCAAATAATATAAAAATAAATATACAAAATAAACAAATATGAAACAAAATACCGAAAAATTTGTGAAAATATATTTTTCTATTATTGGTGGGTCAGGCGTTACACATAGTACTTATAATATGGTTAATGCTCCATATAAATACAAACAGGATTATATAGACAGATATACAAATCATAAATATGCATCAAATGTAAAACAAACAGAATGTAAGAGGTTTGTTGAAAACCCAACTAATTTCGGTATTTCTGTGTACGTTATGAAAGAATTATTGTTTGGAGTATGCAAAGGTATATATATGGGAATATTCTTTCCAATTACTATTCCTTGTTCAATATATTGTATGACGATCAAGACTGACCCGACAGAATTTGACAAAGTTAAACCATCTTAAGTAAAATACCAATAAAAAATTGTTATTTTATTACAATTATTGATTTTGATTTTTATTGTTTATTTCACGTTTTTAATCGCTGACAAATAATTTACACAAGTTGATTGCCTCCATATTATGTTCTGGGGGTTTAAATAGCTTACTTATCATATCATTGTCGCGAAAACGAATTGTGTAATCCTGTTGGATATTATTCCTACCAACACGTCCCATGGATTGGAGCGTTTTCTGCTGCGTCATGTTGCTCAAATCCTTTGCAATGAATCCATGACAAAACTGATAATTCGTTCCATATATATAATCAGTTGATGCGATAATCATAAATAGTCGCTGTTCATCTGCTAACTGTTTCATAATTTCCATGTATCGCTTATCGGGGAGTTGTTTAAATACACCTATACCTAATAACAATAGATATTTTATGTGTATCTCTACATCCAGCAACATGATTTCTTTACTCATCTGTTCACCAATATTTGCTACAAATGCATTATCATGCACAGACCCGTCTGGAGTCCACCTGCCTTGATGGGGACATGTATTTGGAACATATACGGATTCCAATGACACTATTTGTACTTGTTTGCGTAAACGGTTTATTTCAGCATCTAAAGCACGAGTTTCTTTCGTCATTTTGGTATTTTCCCAACTTGTACTTGATTTTTCAGTTTGATTCTCTATTTCGTTCTCCAACTTATCTATCTTTTCCGTTAATTTATTATTTGTATCTATTTTTGGCTGGATTTCATCAAAACTTTGCTTAGGAATATTTGTAAGGGCAATATAATATTTTCCAATCTTATCCACATCTTCTGTTAAGAAGATGGTTGGTCCATCGGTTAATGTATACGCATCTTGTGTTGTAATTGATACGCCCACAGGAGCCATATTTGATTGAGGACGACTTGCTGTACTTGCCGTTTGTGTTAATACATTCCCTCCACTGTAAGCGTTTGTACGCGGTTCATTAAATCTCGGTTTACGATTTTGTTTCATATAATTATAAATAGTCGCCCATTCTGTCGGGTCTACGTGTAGTAATACTTCTAAGTAATACTCTTTTAGACTATTCATTGTAATATTTGTTATATCTACACCGAAATAAGAATCTATAGTATATCGTTCATCTATATATTCCTTTTCATTTACGTATTTTATAAACGAAATTATCTCACGTAAATCAAAATAACGCAAGATTGTTGGATTTTGCTTACAATGATTTACAGTTACTAATACTTCACTATAATCATCGTACAAATAATGAGGCAATGCACAACACATATTTATGTCTAATATTGGAATTGACTTTTTACAATCATAACTTGTTATTGTTATGATTTCTGCCTCGTCAAATTTTGAACGAAAATCATCATATATTGGTCGCATTTCATCTTGGGATGGTAATGTTGCACACGATAACACCATTGTTGGAACCAAATTATTCTTCCAATTGTTATGAATCACCTCGTGTAAATCGTGATTTTCATAATCTAATGTTATTGTTGGCTCGTCCCAGTATGTTATGATATTGTTCACATCATTAAATGCTATCATATAGTGCATCGCGGTAATATAGGATTGAACATCACATATCATTATTTCTACATTGTCACCCACACTATTATCTACCTTGCCAATACCACCAGACCGTCTATTTACAGTATAATCTATTGCTGAAAAATAGTGCAACCGGATATCCGCCGCGGTTTCACAACCAAATGCAAATGCGACCTTCTTCTGCATGGTTATTGCAGACTTTGCCAATGCTAATCCAATATGACGAGCTACACAAACAAATATAATTCGGTTAGATGACGCTAAGCCAATTGGTGATAGAGTTTTTCCGGTTCCAGTTGGAGCGGTATACAATATCAACATGGGTGTCTTTTGTTCGCGATTTGCATTTTGCTTACATACCGTAAACAAATCACGCTGATGCTTAAATAACGTACGGTCTTCGTATTTTAGTAAATATTTATTTTGTTCAATAAACTCATATGCATTTGTGATTATATTGCTTAGCTGCGTTAATGAATTTACATATTCTATTGCATAGTTGATTAAATCCAACACATATCTGTTTATATTTGTAATTTGTGCCTTTCTTAGTTGGATTATTGTATATAAATAAAACGCATAATTTCTTTTCTTTTTCTGTAATTGTTTTACCAATCCTGTATATAAATCTATTAGTAAAAACTCAAATATGCCTGACTTATTTAATTCTATATTTTTCTCCAAATTATTTAATCGAATCGTCTCACTATTTTTTAGTTTCTTTAACTTACCTGAGTTTAATTTACACTCGTACTCACCCAATGGAGTTCCATCCGTATACTTACCCAGAGATGTTGTCATTGATGCTTCAAAATACTTCTTATATAAGAAATAATCCATCTCTATACTGGGCTCAAAATGAATATAATTATTTAATGACTGTGTTTCATTAAAACGAATATTTACATCGGCATATCCGTCTACAATTAGTTTTAATATTTTTTTTTCGTCATCGTCTACCGACTTCTCGATAGATTCCCACTCCGTCTTGCTTAATTTATTCTGCTTTAAATCCATTGTATTTACGTCTGTTTGTATCTATTGATACTATACCAGAATATCAATTTTTTAAGTTCCATTTAAAAAGGGTATAGACAATATCATCTTATTTCTTATAATATGTATAGATCTAACAATTTACATACACAAAATGAATTATTAATGTCCACTCTCCTTGATTTTTATAAAGATTCTCATAATATCCATATTATGATGAATATTATAAATGGAGATACCAAAATGTCTTTGAGAATTGTTGATTGGTTTGTTACCAATTATGCTAAAAAACACTTCACTGTATACGAATTACCGTCGATTTCTAATACAGGCAATGACTCGCGATTTAAAGTATATAATGAATATAAACTTAAATTAAAAGCATATTCTAAAAAACGATTTGACCCTTTTTGTAGATGGGACCGTATTACGATTCCATACAATACGAACCAATCCATGGAAACCACGATTGGACAATTAAACTTTTTTAAATGGGCTATTGAAAATAACATCATTACTTATATTCAAAGTCATTTTCAGGAAGTTGAACAGGATATGAATAATTGTAATAGCACAGCTAAACGCCGAACTATATCTGAACCACCAAATGACAATGCAAAAACACGTAAAAAAAGAGAGGAATTATCTGTTTCTGCATGTAAATGTATTAAAAAGGAAACTGTTAAAATTATTGTTAAATTTGATTAATTATTATCGTATTTGCTGCATAACCGATTCTACATATTCAATGAATGATACGGGGTTATTACTGTCGCATTTATTTACTGCATTCTTACGCGTATTTATGTAATTGTTTATCTTTAACAACCATTGTACACCTTTATCATTTGCATCTTGCATATTATATTTTGTATCATAATTTGCATCTATATCCAATATATCTATCTTCATCCTTACCGAATCTAACCATTCGTCGTAATACTTTTTACACTTTTCTAAATAGTCTAACGATATATTTGATTCGCCATCACGGGAACGCTTCTTTATACGATTATAACATACATCCGCATCTGCATCAATATACACTATTCCGTCCACACAGTACTCTTTTACATATTCGTTATAAAACCTTAAATATATTTGATAATGAATATCCTCTATTAACCCATCATCGTATAACATTTTTGCGAATATATTACGGTCTGCATCCAATGAACGCTCACATATTATTACTTTACATTCTGGATTATTACTAATCGTATCGCGAAGTAAACTTAAACGGGTTACGTAAGCCATCACTTGAAATGAAAATGCATACTTCGCCGAATCTTTATAAAATTTTTCTAATATGTTTTCACCACTACTTGTTTCTTTTATACTTTCCCAGATATCTACTGGCTCCTTTAACAAGATTACTTCGTTATTGCCATCCAACTGTTTACTCAGTGTATCAATTATCGTTGATTTACCTGCTCCGATATTACCCTCTATGGCAATAATCAATGGGCGACTTCTAATGGATGACATTTTGTATATTGTAGTTGTACAAATTAATTGTATGATATTTATATATTATTTATTAATATGTAAATCAATTTTTTGGTATCCGTTGTTATCGTGTCAAGAAATACCCACCAAACGTACGAGGAGGTTTGTATTTCAATATATCTAACTGTCTTGTTGTTGTTGGAAACTCATCCTTACCATATATGTCTTGTAAACATAACCATTCAAACATACCACCTACATATAAATACACCGCCTGAAACCCTAAATTCATTAATTGCTCGTATTTTACAGTAATTGTATTATCTGTATTGTTCTTTCCGTATATAATTATCTTATGGTTCAAACCATAATTCGTAAGTAGATTATTCAATATTCGTTCTTCGTCTACATGCGATATTGTATTTCCTATCAAACACGATTGGTCTGTTATTGGTAATGTATTTATTATTACAAACTCTTCCTTATTGTGCATTGCAAATTGTATATCTTCGAATGATAACTTTTTATATACTCTTGTAAAAAATTGTGAGAACATAGCTATTCTAATACTATTTTATTTTTTATATTTGTTATTTACCAAAACAACTATCTTTTTCCAAAACGTATAAAAAAATTCAAATGTGTATACATGATTTATCCAACTTTACATTCGATAACACATCCTTGTAGATTTTCTTTTGCAGTACTTCACTATCTACACTATTACCGAGTGAATTTTGTAATGCCTTGTTTTGATACATGTTTTCTGGCGTGTCCATTACCGATGCTTGAGGGGTTTCTCGGGCATATTTCTTTACCAACCCATAATGTTTGTTTTCTATATCTGTTATCACACCACTCATCAATTTATCCTCTTTTGCACTGCTTTTATTCCAATCAGTATTGTCTTTTATGTATATTATATCACGTTTCAAATCCGTGCAATGCAACGGTCGGTTTGTGATTTCCAACGCACCCAGTGCTTTTATCAGAATATTACTGACACTATCCACATATCCTTTCTCCGTTACTGCTTTCAAATGACTCATGTTCAACTCTATTGATTTGATAAAGTCTTGAATACTCATTGCATTCTTACATTCATTATTGAGGTACAACTGCACATTGAACGTGTTATTACAATTCGTGTTGGTCGTATCACCGATTCTTGGAATGATTTCTGCTATTTGTTTATCTCTTTCTGCCATTTGTTTTGTAAGTTCTCCATTTTGTTTTGTAATTTCTGCCATTTGTTTTATAATGGTCATCATGAATTTGTTTTCCCGTGGCTCTTCTTCTTCTTGGACAAAAGTATTTTCAATCGGTTCTTCGGTGGTATATGTACATTTTTTCTTATGTCGCGATAACCCAGATGCAAAGTTGTATTCCTTACCACAATCACACTCAAATGTTTTGGAACTTTTTGGAACCAATTCATTACCATTTGTTATCATTTGATGTTTTGCAGTCAATAAATGTCTATTATATTGACTTAATCTACTCGTGGTATAGTTGCAGTTTTCACATGAAAATGTCTGGAACGTTTTGGAACTTTTTGAACTTATCATTATTATCTATACAATGATAACAGATAAAGTTCCTAAATCCTTTTTATAAAAAGGATAAAAATGTTTCAGTAACAAATCATTTCATGGAAATTCGGGATTCGCTGCATTATGCTGTAAAGTGGTTTTTTGTGTTTTTCTGAAATAAAAGTAGTTGTACTTTTGAAAATTGGACAAAGAAATGTATGTCCAAAAGTAGGAAAGTAAGAATAGTTTTTATTCTTTGTTTTTCTGACAACTATATAAATTGAAAAGAGGGTATAAAGAATTATGTAATTGATTTACAGGATTGTAGGACGTATCAACCAACTATCTTTTTTACAAAACGAATAAA